GGGGAACCTCTACCTAGTTGTTTTAAATCATTCGAAGCGTCCAAGATTATAATTAGGCGTTCAGAAGTTTCAATGTTTGCGGGTGCTCCTGGAGCAGGTAAATCAACACTTGCTCTAGCGATTGCCTTAAAGACTAATGTTCCGACTCTTTACATATCCGCTGATACCAATGCTCACACTATGGCTATGCGCCTAGCGTCAATGATATCAGGTAAGAATCAAACTGATGTAGAACAGAAACTTAATACTGATGTTGGATGGACTAAAGCAATCCTCCAAAAAGGAAGCCACATAGTCTGGTCCTTCGAATCATCACCAACATTACAAGATATTGACGAAGAAGTACAAGCCTTTGAAGAACTATGGGGTTGTGCTCCAACATTAATAATTTTAGATAACTTAATGGATGTAGCCACCGATGGTGGTGAAGAGTTCGCATCAATGCGAGCAATTATGAAGGAGTTGAAATATCTTGCCAGAGCCACTAATGCTGCGATTATGGTACTACATCATACTTCTGAAGCAGTTCCTGGGAATCCTTGTCAGCCAAGAAGCGCAATACAAGGTAAGGTCTCACAACTTCCTGCTCTCATATGTACACTCGGTACGGTGGGCACATCGCTTGGCGTGGCAGCAGTCAAAAATCGCTACGGTAGAGCAGATGCTGGAGGAACTCTCATGACTTGGTTAGCATTTAATCCAGAGTACATGTACGTAGAAGATATACCAGAAAATTCATGACAACTAGAAAAAGCCACAAGGCTAGAGGAGCAAACTTTGAAACCGACCTACGAGATTATTTTAGACGAATTGGACTTGATAGTGAGAGACTTGCAAGAACAGGCGCAAGAGATGAGGGAGACGTTGTTGTCCGTTCAGACTTCCTTGGCTACATCGGAATCATCGAAGCCAAAGCCCCAGGTCAATCAGGTCGCATTGACCTCTCTGGTTGGACTAAAGAGGCTCAAATTGAAGCAACACATTATTCGGAGGCAAGAGGCATTAAAAGAACATCCGTCTTATCTGCGGTTGTTATCAAAGCCAGAGGAAAAAAAATAGCGGATTCTTATTTAGTACTAAGGTTGGGCGATGTATTTGACGGATGATTTACCAGACATAGTTGAAGTCTTGAAGCACTACGGTGCGACAATGAATAGAACTACAGGACAAGTAAATATCAAGTGCCCGTTTCATGATGATACTCACAGTTCGGCAAGTTTTAATACTAGAGAAAATATATTTAATTGTTTTGCGTGTGGGATGCAGGGGAATAGTTTACAGATTATAGCAAGACAAGAGAGGGTTAGTATACATGAAGCAAAGTCATTCGCAGAAGGAATTGCTGGGCTTGGCGGCAACCAAGTACGCAGCAAACATTTATCAGGCAGAAGATTACCTAGCAAGCAGGGGAATAACAAGGGAGGCAGCACGTCTGGCTCGATTCGGCGTAGTAGAGGAGCCTGAAGTTGGACATGAAGCATTCAAAGGACGATTATCCATACCGTATATTACCAAGACTGGTGTTGTCGATTTGCGTTTTCGCAGCCTTCATGCTGCTGTTGAACCTAAGTACATGGGAATGACAGGTGTAGAAACCAAGATGTACAATGTGTTAGATATTGATAGAGCGGGGGACTGGATTGGAATATGTGAGGGAGAGTTGGATACTATTACTTTGTCTGCCTGTATTGGCATACCTTGTATTGGCGTTCCTGGTGCGAACTCTTGGAAAAAACATTACACAAGATTACTTGCAGACTTTGAAAGAGTATTTGTATTTGCGGATGGAGACCAACCAGGAAAAGAATTTGCTTCTAGTCTCGCCCGTGAGTTGCCAGTCACAGTCGTGCAAATGCCAGACGAAGAAGACGTCAACTCCTGCTACGTCAAATACGGCTCCCAGTATATTCGAGAAAGAATGGGACTAAATGAATTATAAAGATATCCCACCATGCAAAACATGCGGACAACATTTCGATAACATATTTGAAGCAACTGACCATCTAATAGATGATGAGAATGGGGAGTACTTTGACCCTAAACTTATCCTTCCTGGCGGTTACCAATTAATGATAGGTTCTTTGCTTCGTTGCATATATAGTGTAGCAAATAATCCTGAGGAAGTAGAAAGTATTACTCAGTCGGTATATGCAACATTATATGCAGCAGAATCTAGTCCCAAAAAAATGAAAAAGTATATAGAAGACATAGTTATTCGTGAAGAAATGCGTCATCTTGATAGTGAACTAACACACTTTTTAACAGAAACTAACGAAGAGAAAGATGGAGAGTGACGAGATATGGCAGATTATAACCCACTTGGAAACGCAAGGTTTCCATATAACCAAGAAACAGATAGAGGAAAAATCACTCATATTGACGCTCAAAATACCACTTTTGAGTACCATGTTGGAAAAACCTTCCAAGAATTATTAGACCTACTGTTGTCTAAACATAAAGATTACGGTCCGAAGAATATTGCTGACGCCCCTGGCGGTGCCATCAATGGACTACGTGTTCGTATGCATGACAAATTGGCACGCATAAATAATTTATATGGTAGTGCCTTGCAACCAGAGCATGAATCTCTTGAGGATTCATTCAAAGATATGGCTAACTATGCAATCATAGGATTGCTAGTACTGAGAGGAGAATGGGACAAATGAAAATATTTGGACCTTATAAAGGCAGTAAGCAAAACGGTGGTCGCCCAATCTACGTCATCAAACGTAAGAAAAAAGATGGCACTACTGAGACTACATCTACTAATAAAGCCCGCTTAGACTATAAGAAGGCTACTGGTAAGAAATTAAAACGCAATCAAGAAGTAGACCATAAAGATAATAAGGGTCGCAAAGGTAATGATAAGATATCTAACCTAAGAGTTCTATCCAAAAAGAAAAATGTAGGCTTAGAGAATAAGAGACGAGCCAAAAAGAAATGAAAACTATAGTCTGTATTTCAGACCTGCAGGTACCGTACCACGATGTAGAAGCAGTTAAGGCTGTGGCTAAATTCATTAAGGCTTACCAACCTGATACTGTCGTATCTTGTGGTGATGAAATGGATATGCAGACTATATCAAAATGGAGTAAAGGGACTGAGTTAGAGTTTGAACGTTCTATTGGACGTGATAGAGACACTACTCGCCAAGTTCTTTATGACTTAACTGTTGAGCATATGATTCGTAGCAACCATACAGATAGATTATTTAATACAGTTGCCATGAGAGCACCAGGACTACTTGGTTTACCTGAGTTGCAGTTAGAAAACTTCTTAGGTCTTGATGAGTTAGAAATTAAATATCACAAAGACCCATATGAACTGGCTCCTGGTTGGTTGTTAATGCATGGTGATGAAGGCAACGTACAGCCTACGGCTGGTGCTACAGCCCTTGGATTAGCCAAACGCTCAGGCATGTCAGTAGTCTGTGGGCACACGCATCGTATGGGTTTGACTCACCATACTCAAACATATCGTGGTGGTAAACCTAAAACAATTTGGGGCATGGAACTGGGCAATCTAATGAATTATAGTAGTGCTAAATATATTAAGGCTGGATTGTTTACGTGGCAACAAGGCTTTGGCATTTTGCATGTTGATGGCAAAACTGTTGTGCCTCAATTAGTACCTATCGTAAATAGGTCTTTTACTGTGGAAGGTAAAACTTGGAAATGGTAGACAATAAACATTTAGAATGGAAGCGTATAGAAAAATGGGACTATATTGTAGTCGCTGTTGCTTCTGAATACCATAGAAAATATGATATGGTTGAACTCGAAGACATCAAACAATCATTATATAAATGGTTCCTTGAGCATCCCAATAAGTTAAATGAATGGGAAGCAATAGGTGAGAAAGATGCTAAGAATTTAATCTATCGTTGCTTGCGTAATGATGCATTGGATTATTGTTTAGAGTGGAAAGCCAAGTCTGTTGGCTACGAAACTTCAGATGTATTCTTTTATGAATCAGATATAATTGAAGCACTCTTACCCTCAGTTTTACGAGGTGAATTTGGTGTGTCGCACAAGTTAAATCTAGTTGGTCCAAGTAAACCACCTGCTCCCGCTGAAGGCGGCAACATGATGGTAATGATGATTGAAATAGATAAAGCGTACCGCAAACTCAGCACCGAGGATAGGACGGTACTGTTTTACAGGTACGCTGAATCTATGGACTATGGCGATGTCGCTACCGAGATGAATTTAAGTAGCGAAGATGCTGCTCGTATGCGCCATAATCGTGCAATCAAAAAACTTATAACTAGAATCGGTGGCTTCCGACCTTGGTCAGATAAGGATTTTGAGAATGATACTAAGAATGATGAGGTTCCACAGTCCGAAGCAGTAGAAAGTAACGATGAGCAGGGGAAAGAAGATGGGTTGGAAGAAGAGCAATAATCTAATCCTCAGATTGGATACTCCTGTTCCATGTAATTTTTGTACGCTTCCCCAGCCCTATCAAACTCCATATTTTTAACTCTCTTGTAATTAATTAACTGTGCTGGCGTGATGAGATGCCCTTTAGACTGATTAGGTGGCTGCTTATTCTCAATAGGTTTACCATAGTCTCTAACCACATTTATTAGATGGTCTATTGGCGTAATAATTACATTATTATCCATTATAAAAGCCCAATGAGTAGCCTTACTTACAGCAAGTCCTGATGGTTCCCATTGTCCACTTCCTTGATAGAAACATGACTCTTCTATAAATAGATTGCCTGTCTCTATCCAGCGTCTATCTGTCTTAACTTCTACTGTATCCATACGTAATAGGTCGGCAAGTTTACTCTCACCCAATTCACCATCACGTAAGTCTAAATCCCAATTAGAATTTTTCATTATCCTCCCGTCGAATAAAACCCAGTCCCGTTAAACTTGACTGGTGGTGCATGGTACACTCGTTTCATTTCTGTATTACAGTTGTCACACTTTGGCACAACTTCTTCCTCTGTCATGCCACGCTCAATAGTTATCATCTCGTTGCCAAATGGGCACAGGTAGTCATATGATGCCACTAGTACCATCTATTCTTTTGCCAAAACTTCCACGCTTGGCATGGCGTTGAGTATCGATAGATTATATAATCCAATCCTCTATCAATTTGCTCCGTTGGGTTTGTGTCGGGCGAAAGCCCTAGGATTTGTGGAATCCCACCAGCATGTCGCTTCTCACCTTTCTGATATACAGGTTGCTTATTGTAAGCCTCATGCCTCCAGTTAGATTCCTTTGTCCATAGTTTATCTAAACATAACCATTGATTATGGTGCCATGCTAATAATGAATCTCTAGCGTATAGTTTACTATCATTGACTGTCCATTCCATTGGTTGTGGTAATGTTTCTACCCTTGATACTCCAGCAAGAGAAAATATTCCTATAAAAAGTAGCAATAGTTTCTTCATGGTTCACCGCCTTATTAGGTCTTTAGTTAGACTGTATAATTTGTATGCTTGATAAGAAGCACTACTCCTAGAGGTGCTAGGTCTTATCCCAGCAGATGCTAATCTTTCAGCAGCCATAGTTCCACCCCATATCCCAAATGGTAGATTACCCCAGCCAGTTTTACCTGACGGCATCTTCTCCATTTTCATACCCTCTGCAAAGCATGCTTCTTTGACAGGGCAGGTAGCACATAATTGTAGCGCATAGTTTATCTGAGACGCAACTCTTTTAATGCTCTCAGGGTTACTTCTCCCTGTGGGAATCTCAGGAAACCACCAGTCAGGGTTTTCATCACCAGTACAGTTGCCGTTAAGCATCCTCATCCTCCCACATTCTATCGGGTAGCCCAGTATCGTTTTCGTCTATGTCTTCCTCTGTCCCATTTAAGGCATAGTCATCACCCTGTAGATACATTGGTTCACTCATTAGTTATGCACCCCATAATCCCATGTAATTCTACGCACAGCATTTGTGAGTTCCAGTTGCAAGGCTTTGATTTCTTCATCACCCATATCGCCAACATCCATCCTTCTAACTCTCGCTTCCCATAATATTTCATCTACATTTTCCATTATCTCTCCAAGTCTGTTATGCAATCAAGTACATATTCGAACTCGGGGCGGTCTGCCTCAGGTGGCGCAGATGTATCCCACGCCATAGAGTATCCATCATTAGAATCCCAATGAAGTCTACCCGAATACTGATTAGTCCCATCATTCATGATAATAGATTTAGTAAACCCAGTACTCATCTTTTCATCAGATGATATCATGTAAGTATCCATTAGTTCCGTAATCGTTACTTCACCCGTCAACTTGTACTCCCATTTCTATTAGTCGGCTATCTATTACCATGCTTGTTGTATCATAACTCTCGGCACCCTCACCATCTATGCCTTCACGCCATAATGCTTTGCCCCTGTATGAAATATGTGAGCCATCTCCATACAGACTCATTAGTAATGCGCCAGCAGCAAAATCATACACCTCTGCTATCACATCACCGCTTGGGTGGTGTACTTTTAGTTTCATATCTATCCTTTTCTGTGTCTGATTTTCAGACACCTAGTTTTTGTAGTATTAGTCGAGCATTAGCAATTATAACATCATCTCTTTCGGTTGTCAAATTAGCGATAGAGATTAACTCTATAATTACTTTTCTGACTTCTTCTTTAGAAGCCAAAGTCATACTGTCCATTGTATACTCCCGTCATTTGTTTGTGTCGGTATGCGTCATATTCAGGCGACCAGCACATGCATCCATCATCTTTGACCATACTGCAATCAAAGCATGTAAGGCATGTTTGACAATGATATGGATTACCATCATCCATTACTGGTTCACCGCATCCGTAGCATATGTAATCATCTTCGGCATTACCTATATCACTACCATCATTATAGTAATTAAAGTACTTACTATAAACACTAGGCTTGTAGCCATCGTTAGACCACCAGTTGCCCTCATTGTCCCAATGACCTAAGTCCTCGTTGATGATGTAGCAATCGTACTCAGCATTAGGGTCTAAGGTAAAGACCGCTATCTTATTGCCAGCAGACCATTTCTCTATCATGCCATACAGATTAGGATTGTCTAACGCTGTAATGCCACCCATTGATGGTAGTATATCCTCGGCAAATATGCGAGTATCACTACGTTTGTCAGTAGGCTCAATATGTACAGGTAATATGCCATTATGGGCTAGGTATGTAAGGTCGCTACCACCTACCTTGAATGGATGACAGTTTTCCTCATTCTTTACGCCATGCGTAGCAAATCTAGCATGATACATAGCATAACTCTTTGGATATTTTTTTCGTACCTCTAAGAATTCTTTGATTACTTTCTTAGCGGACATACCCTTGCCAGTAATAATCTTATTACCAGCAAGTACAGCATAGCCAAAGCCATGCGGATTATTACAAGAAGCATTATCTAAATCCTTCTTGCGTGGTGTGCTATTCGGTGAACTTACTACTAGCAGACACATGCTCTTTCCTTTCTATCCTAGTTAAAACATCTGAATGTATTTGTATTCTTGCTATAAGTGATGGATATAACTCAGGCTTACTCTCTATGTACTGTCTGAATTTCAGACAGGATAGACCACCATCTCTGACTTCTTTGATACTCATTACCCTAGTGAACTCAACGCTGGCATGCGCTAAGTCAATAGCAGACTTAATGAATCTCGGATTCAAACTACCTCTAAAGATTCGCATCTCTAGTGTGTTTCTGTTGTTGGTATTGACCGCAGAATATCTATCATTATCTCTGTGGGTTCTGCCCAATTTATGAGCAAAGGTTTTCTTACCAGTATTAGGGTCAAAGACATCATCAAACTTAGCCCAATGACTAGATGACCTGCCAGCCAGCACCTCATAGAAATCCTTGTTATTGTAAACTAATTGTAGGAATCTATGTTGGTGTGAGCCACCATTGAATCCAGCACGAGATATATGTACATGAAGCCCGCAGGTTTTCGTACCCCACGCCATCATGCCATAATCACTCTTAAGTTTACTTACTGTATCCCATAACCTAGTGGCATCTTTCATGAAATAACTATGAGATAATGGGTGTGATACTATCTCAAATCCACACTCAAGTGAGCCGTCAGATTTAAGATAGGCTAAGTTATACATCTCTAACTGTTGTTGAGCATATTCGGCAGCAGTAGTCCTATAACTATAGTCGCCACCCCTCACCTCAGTTTCTATCTCTATGCCAAAGTACAAGCGTGTCTGCTCGTCATCTGACTTACGAAAGATAGGGTCAGGGCGATACGAATAATCATGTATTATCCTGCCATCATTATCATCATCATGGTTGTACTCACAACCATTTAGATATGTAGCATCACAAGTTTCGCAGTAATGGGTATTATTCTCATAACACCTCTCACACATAGTGTCATTACAATCGTCTGTGCCATAGGTATAACCTGTGAAATAGGTATCACACAAGTCGCACCAATGAGCATCATTACGGGTACAACCCTGACACCATAACTCACCCTCTACATCATTGAATTCGTCATCACATGTGATAACATCTTCACATTTCATACACATTACCATACAACTTTCGCAGACAGGGTCTCCGCTACTGGTAGTACTGCCATCATCACTATCTAATGTAGTATCACAAGCAATACAACACTTGGTTTCTACCTCATCAACAGTTTCCATCTCTATCCTTTCCGTCTGATTTTCAGACACTTCTTGTTGAGTGAGATTAGTTTACACTAACTCTGCCTCTTTGTCAATTCTACGCTGGACACTATCAAGAATTATATTCACGATTTTATCTCGCAAATCATCAGCATACTTAGCACGCCCCTCGAAACCATGCCTTGTATTATGTATGGAGAATTGCCTAAGAGATTCCCTGACAGTTTCTAGTTCATCCCTAGTAAGTGTCAGGATAATCTCATTGGCATAATCTACATTACTTTTGGACACTTAACTCACGCAAAGCACGAGTAAGTTTAGCATTTCTAATTGCGGTAGTAATTACCAGCGTGGTGCTAGTAGTTAGCGCAATTATAATTGCTATCGTATCTGTTATCTCGATATACATGATTGCCTTTCGTTAAGAGTGTCTGATTTTCAGACACTTATGGAAGTGAGGCTCAGGGGACACTCGCTACAAGTAGCATGGAACGCAGAGCCTCACTCGTGCCCACTATGGGAATTGAACCCATAATAACACGCACCAGCGTGGGCTGTCCAGTTGCTATTCGTAGTCCGAGTCCGAAGCAACATCCTCAAGTAAATCATCTATATTGGACAGGTCTACTTGAAAAATATCCTCAGTTGCTATAATCTCGGCTATTTCACTTTCGGTCATAAAGTCTAGGGCAATATCATCAGGGCTCATAGTGCTAACCCCATTACCCGAAGGTACTCAGGATTAACTTTATTGCGGTTTGCTTGCTCTAACTTATTACGCTCTACTTCATGACTAGCGTCTATCTTTTGCGCTAGTTGGACTAACGCATTTTCTATATTTTGGTCTAGCATTTGTTTATCCTAACTGTCTGATTTTCAGACACTAACTTAAGACAAGTTTTTCTTAAGTGGCTTCAGTATAACATACCTCAGGCTCATTGTCAAATTCACTTTTAG